AACGATCAATGAAAATTGGTCAATTTCCTGATATGTGTTAAATTATAATAAAATGCAACCACAACATTTAAAAATAAATATTCAGGATGAAATTTCAGCTGACAAGTTGAAATTGGCATATAATAAGCAAAGGTCTGATCGTGCCAGGTATGAACAGGAAAATAGTGTTTCTAAGTCAACTGGACAGGCTTTTCAGAAGTATTATGTAGAAACAAAGGTTTATTATACTACTGCAAATATCGGTTCTGAATGCAATGAAATTACCTTCATCAACAATGGCACTACTGCATTGGTGATAGCTGATGTACCTTTGCAGCCGAATCAATCTTTGCGAATATCAGGGAATAGGGGTGAAATTGATACTACACAATATCAATTATCTTTTGCAACTCCTATAAACGTAGGAAACCAACTAATCGTAATCCGTAAATTGTATATCTAATGATAGTATTGGATCTCTCAATTCTGAATCAGAAGGGAACTCCAATGTTCAATTCTGATACATTTGCCAACCGACCAGCTTTCGGAATTGTTGGTAGAATTTTTATTTCAACTAATACTGCTGCGATATATCGTGATACTGGTACTGCTTGGGATCTTATTGCTGATGGTGGTAGTTCTTCTACAAACATTTACAATAGTAATGGAACATTATCAGCAAATAGGGTTGTTTCGGATGGTGGGTTTGGTTTATCTTTTACACCGACAACACATATTGGAACTGCTACCATTGGTGGTGGCGGATCAGGTAAATTAATTGTTGGTTCATCAACTGCTGATAATGGTATCCAAATTTTTGGTGCTAATGCGCCAAGTATAAGAATAGATAATGCACAATCAGGTGGAACGCAAAGATTTATTATTGGTTTAGCAACTTCAACAAACAACTTCATTCAAGGTGCTATTGCAAGTGATTTTTGTATTACTACTGCTTCCTCAGGTGCTATTTTGTTTGGAATGTGGCAAAGTATTAACGCAAGTGAGGTAATGCGGATAACTACTGCATCAAATTTGCTAATCGGATTGAGTGTAGATGGTGGACAACGTTTCCAGGTGCAGGGTGATGCGTTTATAAAGGGAAGCGGGGCAACGAGTGCGACAATAGGATTACAAGTACAGAATAGTGCAGGAACAAATATTTTAAGAGTATTAAATAGTGGATTTATTGGAATTGGAAATTCATCAGATAGACCATTTATTTTTCCATTTACAACAGGTGCTGGAGGTGTTGATTTATCAGGAACAAATCTTTCATTTTATAATTATACATCAACGCAATTAGCAACACAAGGAAATTTTAGTTTTGAGAATACTTCATCAGCACAAACAAGTGGTGCAAATTCATTTATTAGATTGAACAATACATTTGCTCCAAATTCAGGTACTGCAAGTCAATCATTGTTATTTGTTCAACCCGTCATCAACCAAACAGGCGGTGCTAATGGTATTACAAGGGGATTATTTATACAAACTACCATAACCGCTGCTGCTGATTGGCGAAGCATAGAATGGTCAAACAATAGCGGATTTGGTTTATATGGTGCTGGAACTGCTGCAAATTATTTAAATGGCAATTTGCTGGTGGGATCAAGCACAGATACCGGTCAAAAATTACAGATTACTGGAACTACAAGGTTAAATGGGGAAACAATTGTTGTTAGTGCGTCTGGAATGACAATAAGAAATGGTGCAACAGATGGATTTTCATTTCAGCAATCAGCTGCAAATAGTTGGTCTTGGACTGCATTAACCTCAGGTTCAAATTACAATATACAACTTGCTAGTGTAGGGATAGGTACTGCAACTCCTGATCCATCTAGTTTATTGGATGTTACTTCACTATCAAAAGGATTTTTACCTCCGAGAATGACAACTTCACAAAAAAACACGATAAGTTCACCATCAGCCGGATTGATTGTATATGATACTACATTAAATAAATTATGTGTTAGAACTGCATCAACTTGGGAAACAATAACATCAGTTTAAAATAAAAAAAAATGAAACAAATTCAACCAATACAAATTTGGGTTAATGGATCAGTACAAACAGGTAATTATATAAATGCCTATATAATTAATGACAATTTGCAAGATAGTGCTACTTTTTACTGGGCAATATTTACTGCAAATATAGATGGAACGCAACTTTCACAAGGAAATTTAACTATAAATGATCCTGAATATGATCAGTGGGGGCAAAGTGCAGATATTAATGAAGCTGCTTATGAGTGGATCTGTGATCAACTTTTATTAACTTTAATTCCTTAAAAATTAAAATTTTACAAATGAACGAAAAACAAGCATTGGAAATCATTAAAGCAATTTTAGATTTGGCAACCAGTAAAGGAGTTTTTTCAAAAATTGATGAATCTTTTACTGCAATACAGGCATTTAATAAGATAGCGGAAAAATTTAAAGATGAACAGGGTAAAGATGCAGACACAAACTGATCCTACACATATTGCCACGTTTAGCACAATTTTGTTTTCCCTGTTAGGCATTCAAAATTTATCTGAATGGGCAAATGTCATTTTTCTTGCTGCCAGTACAATATCTTGCACTATATCAATTTTGGTAGGTCTTAAACAACTTAAAAAATAATAATATGAAAAGGATACTTAAAAATATTAAAACTTCATTGTTTGGTTCTATTGCTGGTGGATCCCTGATCCTGGATGGCATCCAGCAAAACAACTGGGTAACAATTATTGCCGGTATTGCTGCTGCCATTACTGGATTATTGGCAAAAGATAGTGATGTTCAATAAAAGATACATATATATAAGTATCGCAATATTACTGATCCTGTTAATTGGTAAAAAAGTGAGTGCATTAAATTTAATTAAGCAATTTGAGGGTTTAAAATTAACCAGTTATCCGGATACAGGGGGCATATATACCATTGGATTTGGTAATACTATAAATAAAGATACAGGACAGGCAATTAGACCAGGGGATAAAATTGATCTTGCTACTGCTGAAAGATGGTTAAAAATTGATGTTGATCAGCGTATAAAATTTATAAAACCACTCATTAAGGTTCCTATTACTGCAAATATGATGGCAGCAATGACCAGTTTAGCATATAATATTGGTTTACAAGCTTTTAAAGATTCAGACTTATTGGAAAAATTGAATGCTGGTGTAGATAAAAAAATAGTTGCAAATGAATTTTTAAGATGGAATAAGGTCAACAAAACCCCTGTGAAGGGATTAACTAATAGGCGAATAGCTGAACGTGAATTGTTCTTAAAATAGGTTTGGTTAAGTTTTAAGGTGTTTTTTACGGGGGAAAATTTCTATTTTCCCTTTTTTTATGCACATTATTTGGTGGTTTCAATAAAATGTATAAAATTTACTCCGACAAACGATTTTATTAACATTTAAACGAAAAACAATGAAAAAAAGTACACTCCAGATCATTCTGATCATTTTGGGTTCCATTCTCTTATGTTTTGCTGATAATTTATGAAGTTAGTTGCTTGGGTGCTATCAGTTATATATCTGATAGTTTTTGGCATACCCATTGCCATTGGTTTACTCATCTTATTGCAAATTGTATCAATCATTAAATTTATTAGCAATGTTAGAAAAAAAAGAAAAAAGCATAATCGTACACAATTACCTCTATGGTCTGATGACATTTTTGAGCAATCGGAACATTCCTTTCACTGAACTGGATGGTGGAAGAATAGAAATTTTTTATCCATCAGAATTAACATTATTTCACATTGGTTACCATTTTGGAAGGTATGCCGAAATGCAACACAATTAAATTTTATGGAACTATTTAACAACCTTCGGGAAACATTTTTAGAAATAGATCATATTCAGCAAAAGATTGATCGTTTAAAATTATGCCAAAATTCAGGCAATATTGCTAATATTATGATCAGCTTTGATACTGGACAAGATCGTAAAATTATAATGCAAATAGATACTGACATATCATTGGTAAACGAAATTAAATTATTGATTCAGGCAAGTATTGAACTATATGAAGAACAAATACAGGAACTTAAACTAAACTTCTAACAATGAAACCAGTAA